TAGCACCCGGGCTTGACCGTAGGGCATCCGAGCGTGCGCGCATCATGGCGGCCCGTTTGATGCGTTTGACGCGGCATACTGACAACGGTCGAAGCACGGTACCGGTATCGGAACCAGATGTGCGATCGCCCGGTCGCAGCAGCTGGTCGACCAGGTGGCCGGCGCCGCCGGCGACGATCACGCCTGGTACAGATCACCAGGGCAAGCTGCAGGCCTGCAAGCGATCGGGTGCCCACCAGGTCAACGGGACACCCTGCCGGCGCTCCCGCTTGGGTTGCGCACCGATTCCCTACGGGAACCGGCACGCCCGGTTACGCGGGTGAACCCTTAAAATCAAAGACCGGAACCCCCGGTATGCGGCTGCAGCAGCCTAGAGTCGGCGACAGCAGCCGCCATCAGGTTGGTGGAGGGGTTTTTACCGGTTGCAATATTGTGGTGAGCTGGGCGCCGAGTCCCGAGAGGGCGAGGGGTTTCGTCCAGCGGTCCACGGCGTGCAGGTGCCCGAAGCCCTGGGCGAAGACCAGGGTGAGCCGGTAGGAGCCGGCCCGGTAGGGCTGGGCCGCTTGCGGCCCACTCCGTAGCCCGGCGAAGGGCTGCGCGACCGTGTGTTGGCTGTCGAGTTGCCGTTTTGGAGTCTATGAGGGGGCTTGCCCCCGTTACCTTGTGCGCCGCGTAAGCGGGGCAGTCTCTTTTTCTCCTGGTTCCTCAAGCGCCGCGGCCTAAAGTGGCGCGCTTCGCGCGCAAGAAAAAGCACGCATAGGGGGGACCCGTCCCCCCTGAGACCCCCCCGGTGGGAGAACTAGAAGGAAAACCGCTGAAACCCGCATGGATACTGGAAGCGACCGCAAAAATCTTGACGTTGACCGAAAATTTTTTGCATAAGTCTGCAATAATTAGTTCTTATTCTTTCGGTCGATCCCATAGAAGGTTTGACCTTGACCGAAAGAATAAGCCCTTAACTTTTCGGTTTCGTGATGATATGATCCGCTCATCACCGAAAGAATAAGGGGCAAAAAGTGGCAGTTAAGAGAGAACATAACGTCGTCGGCGCGCGTAGCGGTCCTAGCCTCAAGAGCTTGACCTACTCTGCAGACCACAACCCGTTGCTGAAGCCGCACAGCATTGAAATCAAGCGCCGGCGCGTTCAAACCGGTGTGCAAGAACAACGGGGCGCTGATGGTGAAATGCGAGTTTCGGCTATCCATCAAATCATCGAGAAGGACGACGCCGAGTTCGTCAAGGTGTTCGCGGAGGGCGTCAAGGCCATGTTCGGGCTGAGTCGTACCGCCTATCGGGTGTTCCAGCTCGTGCTGGCGAAGTACCAGGACGAGCCGATGGTGGGCGGCTATGCGGATTCGGTTTACCTGGCCTGGTTCGATGGCGGCCTGTCTGGCGTCGACGTGGGCATGACTGATCGCACCTTCCAGACCGGGTTGCGCGAGCTGCTGGGCAAAGGATTTTTGGCGCCGCGCCTACCGAACGTGTTCTGGGTGAACCCGAGCCTGTTCTTCAAAGGAAACCGGGTGGCTTTCATCACCGAGTACGTGCGCAAGGCCGGCACCGACGAGAAGAAACGGAAAAACCTCGAGGCGCAAGGGCAAGCGCGCCTTCTGGAACAATAAAGAAAAACGCCGGCAGATCGCCGGCGTTTGCTATGCGGCCTCTTTGTCGGCCTTGAGGGTATAGGGCTTGAATTTGATCACTTCCTCGCCCAGCCATTCGTTCAGCTCGAGAAATCGCGCCTGCAGCGGCTCGACCTCATTGCGGCCGAAGACCTCGGCCGCTGTGTCGGCGGCACCGAAGCCGCCGGTATTGCTCGGCACCACGCCCAGCAGCTGGGGCGGCACACGGTGCGCGGCCAGCATGTCATCCCGGGTCACGTTCTTGATGTTGAAGAATTCGTCTTTCGCGGCCACCTCGGACACCGGTATCAGCTGGATGCCGTCCTTCTTCCCGTTCGGCGCGTACATGAACAGGTTCCTGAAGTTGCCTGGCCCCTTACTGTCCTTGAGCGCCTGGCGGATAGCGTTGACGTCGCCCTCGTTCTGAGCCGGATCGGTCATGTACAGGATGAAGCCAGCATGGGAGCCGTTTTCATAATACTTGCGCCGGAACAGGGTCGCCGACTCGTTGAGCCAGGCCGCGTGCAGCGCGGCCAAGTATTCGGGCAGGCCGTACACCTCCTGGTTGATGTCTGGCTCCATCAGGTGAAACACGCTGCCGCGCGCGAACTCGTGCGACTCCTGCCAGCCATGCACCTGCACGTACAGGTCGAGGTCCTTGCAGCGGCGCATATACTTCGATGGCGCCGGCACCAGCTGCTGCACGCCACCCAGGCGATTGTTGCGGCGCTCGAGGTAGCCGTTGCCGAACACGAGGAAATCAAGGGCCCAGCGAGTAAATGCGGCGCGCGAAAGCAGCTTATGCGGGATGAAGGTCGATGCCAGCACATTGCGTTTGAAGTACAGGGCAGAGCCGTGGTGCGTGCCAGCGTGGAAGGACTTCGCCAAGCCGGCCCAGCTGACCGGCGGTTCGTACCATCGCCCGTTCGACCAGGCCTCCACGTAGTCGAGGATCCCGGCCCGGTCCATCACCGGCGTGGGATCGCCGAACGTGAACGCCTCGATACGGCCTGGCGCACCAGGCGCCGGCATGTCGGCCAGCGCTTGCTGCGCGTGTTTGTTGCCTGTTTCCATCAACTTATCTCCATGAATCCGGTATTGCTCGAGGTAACGCCCTCGAGCGGTTCGTTGCCGAGCGCATGCAGGCATGCCCAAGCCAGGTCGGCGTGGCCTGTCTCCTGGCTGTACCCGGCGGTGTAGGTGACTTGGCGGCCGCTGGCCGTCATCGTTTTGCGAATCGCCATGAACGATTGCGCGAGGTCCGTCCATCCGGCGTCGAACTCGAGGCGGCCATTGCCAATCACGGACAGCCCCTTGAGCACGAGGCGGCCCTTGACCTCGGGCGAGTAGTGCAGTGGCACCACGGACGGATAGAACTGTTTGACCAGCTGGTAGACGCCCTGACCTATGCCTGTGGTGTCGATCGCCATGTAGGTAACGTTGTACTGCTGCTGGCAAATCTGTTTGATGCGCTGCGCCTGGCCTTCGAAGTCCATGCCGCGGAACTGATGCCGCTCGAGCACGCGGAATTTGCCACCAGGGACCAGCGGCGGCGCCAGGACGACCAGGCCGGCCGAGTCGCCCGACAGGGCCGGGTCATAGCCAAGCCACACTGGCCGCTGACCGAACGGGCGCACCGCGAACGGTTTGAAGTCGTCGGCCCAATCTACCCACGAATCGACCATGCAACGCTGCAGGGCCGCCAGAGGGAAGATCGAGGCCGTGTCGTCCACGAACTGGCACATCAGCAGGTTGGCGTATTCCTCGGGGCTGTACTCGAGGCGCAGCTCGTCAAGGTCGAATAGGTTGCAGCCGGCCGCTGCCGCATCCTCAACCGTCACCAGTTGCCGCCACTGGCGATCCTCGCACAGGCGCCCGCGCGCCAGGGAGGTGTGGCTGATGTCGATCTCGATCTTGTCGGCTTTTGCGCGGCCGCGGTTCGCGTGCGCGCCGCTCCAGAACGGATAGGCCTCGTGCGAGATGCTGCTGGGCGTCGAAAAGTAGGTCTTGCGCCAGTTCTTGTGCATCGCCATGCCCGAGGCGACCTTGTTCAGGTTCTTGAAACCCGGCACCCAGAAATACTCGTCGAAGTAGAAGTTGCCGTGGTAGCTCTGCGCGGTGCGCGCGTTCGTGCTGAGGAAAATCAGCTCGGCGCCGTTCGGCAGCAGGATGGTGTCGCCGGTCAGCTCAACGCCTACGGTGTCGCGCGCGAAGGCGCAAATGTACTGCCGGAACACATGCACCTGGGCCTTGCTGGCGGACAGGAAGATCTGGTTGCGGCCCGTCTGCAGCGCGTCAACCAGGGCCTCCCGGGCGAAATACCAGGTGGCGCCGATCTGGCGACTTTTGAGCACGTTGCGGGTCCGCTGGTCGCCATTGCGAAACCAAACCTTCTGGTAGTCGAATAGTGAATCCTTGAAGGCCTGGACCAGCGTTTCCTGCTGTTCTTCGGAAAACTCGTTGCGCGGTCCTTTCTTCTTCGGTGCGGCATTGCGCGCGGCGATGTTCGGGTTGAGGTCGCCCTCCTTCCCGGTTTCGCCGTACTTGGTCACGCGCGCCGTGCGCTCGAGCTGGCGGCCCAGGAGGTCAATTTCCTTGAAGTCCTGGCCGTCCTTCTTGTCCTTTGCAATCAGGATCGCCAGACGCGCCTCGATCGAGGCCTCCACGCGGTCCACGGCCGTGGCCTTCTCCCATTCATCCCGCTGCTTCCACGCTTCGACGGTGGCCCGTTTCAGGCCCAGCTCGCGCGCAATGGACGACACCCGCCAGCCCTGAAAGTACAGGGTGCGAGCGGCACGGCGCGGGTCCACATCGGGGGTTGTTGAGGTAACGGTATCGAGCATGAGGGAA